TTATTAGAAAAACCAACAAGCAGTTTATTGCTTTAAGTTGTCATTACGACATAGAAGAATGGTTGCAACCTGACTGGGTGTTCGATGCTAATGAAAATCGATTTTTTCGGAGGTCGCTTCAACGACCAGCGATCAACATTGGAATCAGAAAGGCAACGCAGAATGAATGGAGGTTATTTGAAAACTTTCATTATTTAAGTTCTGAGCACAACAATGCTGCACACAAATACATTGCAGAAATTGACGGAGTTCCAGCCGCTTGGTGCAGTGTGTTGCACTTCCCGCACCCGGTTGTGAAAAATATGAAACGTATTCACAGAATTGTTGTTAGGCCGGATTATCAGGGCATAGGTCTTGGTGTGCGGTTTATGTCAGAAATAGCCGCTTTGTACAATGCTCAAAAACACAGAGTGTCTTTAGTTACGAGCGCCCCTTCGTTTGTTCATGGGTTGCAAAAACGCAAGGATTGGGTGATGACGAGAAAGCCGGGGCGAGTTGGCAAAACATCAGGGGTGTTGGCTGGGTCAACTTCAGATGCTAGGCTTACCGCTACGTTTGAATATGCAAAACTTTCGGACATAAAAAATGCAAGGCAAGCGGCATAAACCGTCAGATGAGGATCGTCGGCTAGTAAAGACGCTATCCGCTGTCGGGGTGCGCTACGTTGACATTGCCGACAAGCTACAGATTGACCATGACACGCTGACAAAGCATTACAAGCAGGAGCTTACTGAAGGCAGGATGGAGGCCAATGCTGCTGTCGCGCAGACGCTTTTCCAACAAGCAAAGGCAGGAAATACCGCTGCAATGATCTTCTGGCTCAAGACTCGAGCAGGGTGGCGCGAGCATAATGTGGTTGAACACGCGAACGCTGAAGGCGAACCGCTTAAAATGGCAGTGACATGGGCGTCAGAGAAATCGTAATCCCTTACGCTCCGCGGGAGCCGCAGATTGAGATACACGACGCTCTCAATACGCATCGCTTTGCGGTTGTTGTGGCTCATCGGCGTCTAGGCAAGACTGTCAGTGCCATCAACCAGCTAATCAAGTCAGCGGTGATGTGCCAGTTAGAACGACCGAGATATGCCTACATTGCCCCAACCTACAGCCAAGCCAAGCGAGTTGCCTGGGATTACCTCACCCACTTTGCTAACCCGCTCGGTGGAACAGCCAACATCTCAGAGTTGCGAGTCGACTTCTGGGACCGTAGGATCGGGCTATACGGATCGGACAACCCAGATTCACTTCGCGGAAGTTACTTCGATGGAGTGGTTCTCGATGAGGTGGGGGATCAAAACCCGAAAATCTGGAACGAAGTAATCCGACCAGCCCTAGCCGACCGGAAAGGCTGGGCACTGTTCATCGGGACCCCAAAGGGCCAGAACCATTTTTTCGACCTACGCAACCGCGCTATCGGTGAGCCTGGGTGGAAACTCCTAGAGTTTAAGGCTAGCCAAACCAAGATCATTGCCCAGGCTGAACTAGACGACGCTTTGCGGGAAATGGGTCAAGACAAGTACGACCAAGAGTTCGAGTGCTCATTTCATGCTGCCATTGAGGGTGCGTACTACGGACACCAACTCAACCAGATGGAAGGGGAGGGGAGATTCTGCGAGATCAAGCGGGACGACCTTTGCAAGACCATCTGTGCGTGGGACTTGGGTATCGGTGACTCTACGTCTATCTGGGTGGCACAGGTTCACGGGCAGGAAGTAAGGCTTCTGGATTACATAGAGAACCACGGTGTTGGTCTGGATTGGTACGTCCGAGAGCTACGAAACCGGGACTGGCACAAGGCTGAGAACATCGTCCCGCATGACGTACAGGTAAGGGAGCTAGGCTCCGGCAAGTCCCGTCTCGAAGTCTTGCAAGCCGCTGGGCTAGAGTGTCGGATTGCTCCGCGCTTGTCTGTCGATGACGGTATCCAGGCTGTCCGTAGGCTACTGCCGCGCTGCTGGTTCAATGTTCCGGCGGTAAGTGAAGGGTTGAACTGTTTGCGGAACTATCGACGGACGTTCGACGAGAAGCAGAAAGTGTTTTACGATAGACCACTACATGATTGGTCTAGTCATGGCTCTGATGCCTTTCGTTATCTTGCGATTGGGCTGAACGAAACGCAGTCCAGTTGGGGCAAGCCGATCAACGTACAAACTCGCTGGATAGTGTGATGGATGAAACCGATCTCCGCAGATTGCTATTGATGATGGCGCAAGAGCGTTTGCCTGTAGATATTTCCGGGCAAAACCTGACGTTTAGGGGTGTCCCGCAAATGCCGGAATCTGCTCCGCAGGAATTACAGAGCATTGCAAGCCAATTCGCCAGACTAGGCGCAAAGCAGGAAACCCCTCTCGGAACGGTTGGTGTCAGTTACGGGAATGAGCCTGGACAAGCGCGGCGTCAATTGACTTACGAAAATCTGCTTGGCGGGTTGCTTGGGGTGAAAGGCGAAGTTGGCGAGAACTACAAGAAAGGTTCTATTGGGTTTTCTCCAACGCCAAACGTAGATGTCTCGGCCACAATGTCGCAAGACCAGTTCGGAAACCTTGTCCGTTCACTTCAAGCACAGTACGTTAAGAAGCTAAACGAGGACTTTTTGTTAGGTTTGATTGGTAAAGCAGGAACGAATCCCTATGTTGGATTGCAAATGCAAGGGCGTTTCTGATGCTGATGCCACAAGGTAATATTGTTACTAAACGCGAATTTGACGCGCTGGCTAAACTCGTTGCCGAGCTACAAAAGCAGGTTGAGGAGTTGAAAGCCAAACCCGAAAAACGCCCGTACACACGGCGAGAGGTTCAAGATGGATATCGGTAGGCTACAAGGCATCCTGCAAGCAGAGATTGACGATGCTATCGGGATGCTCGACTCTGAAACGACAGAGGAACGCGGTCAGTCAATCGACTACTACCTCCGCAAACCTTACGGCAACGAGGTAGAGGGACGCTCTCAGATCGTTACCGGCGAGGTTGCTGAGGTTGTTGATGGTGCGCTGCCGCAACTCATCCGCGTATTTACCGCAAGCGATGACCTAGGCAGGTTTGAGCCTGTAGGCCCAGGCGACGAGGAAGGCGCGAAACAGGCGACCGACTATGCAAACTGGGTGTTCTACAAGGACAACCGGGGTTTTGCGCTGTTGCACGACTGGTTCAAGGACGCTCTGCTGGAGAAAACCGGCACGCTGAAAGCGTACTGGGAGCAGAAGATTGACGTTAACGAGGAGGCATATCGTGGTCTGACTGACAACGAGCTTCTCCTGTTGATGTCAGACGGTACTCGGCAGATCGTTGCACAGGAGACGATTACCGAGGAAGTCGCGTCTCCGATGGGAGCCATGCAGCAGACGACGCACAATGTCGTAGTGCAGAAGCGCATCAACTCTGGCCGGATTCAGATTGACGTAGTGCCTCCCGAGGAACTGATTGTCAGCAAGAAAGCCACTTGCGTAGAGGATGCGCCCTTCATTGCTCACAGGAGGCTCGCCACGCGATCAGAACTGATTGCGATGGGGTTTGACCCTGACCAGATCAACTCGCTGCCAGCGTACAACTCTCTGGACTTTACCGAGGAGCGACTTGCACGATACTCGCCTGGAGAGGAACCGTTCGAGCAGGAGAGTCTTGACGAGACGATGCAACAGGCCGAGGTGTACGAGTGCTACATCTACGTTGACTTCGACGGTGATGGGATTGCTGAACTCCGGCAGATTTACTACTCTGGCCAGCAGATTCTGACCTGGGCAAACGGGACTGAAGCCAACATCAAGACGGATTACATTCCCTTCCATGTAATCTGCCCGATGCCTGTCCCGCACAAGTTTTTTGGTCAGTCGCTTGCTGATCGGGTGATGGACATCCAGCTTATCAAGTCCACGATTACCCGCCAGATTCTCGACAATATCTACCTCATCAACAACGCTCGCAGTGCTGTTGTAGAGGGGCAAGTCAACCTGGACGACTTGTTGAATGTCACTCCGGGTGGAGTTGTGCGGACGAAGGCTCCGGGGATGGTGCAGCCGATTACCGTTCCTGATGTGACTGGTTCTGCATATCCGTTGCTTGGCTACTTTGATAGCATCCAGTCGAAACGGTCTGGTGTGTCTGATGTCCAGCAAGGTCTAGACCCGAACATCCTGCAAAACGTGACCGCTGCGGCTGTTGCTGCTACGACTCAGGCCGCGCAGGGGAAACTGGAGCTAGTCGCACGCATCTTCGCTGAGACGGGCGTTAAGAGCCTGTTTAAGGGCATTCTGCATCTACTCTGCAAGTATCAGGACAAGCCTCGTCTGATTCGGATGCGCGGCAAGTATGTCGAGATGGACCCGCGAGAGTGGTCAAACCAGTATGACGTTTCGATCTCTGTCGGACTCGGGACTGGATCGAAGCAGGAGCAGATGGCGATGCTCCAGATGGTTCTGGCAAAGCAGGAAGCTATTCTGCAAGCCTACGGTCCTGCTAATCCGCTCGTGTCTGTCGGACAGTATCGGGCGACTCTTGGGCGGTTTATCGAGGCGGCAGGGTTTAAAGACTCAGCAGAGTTCTTCAAAGAGATTCCGCCTGAAGTCGATCAAGCCCTATCTAATCCACCTCCGCAGCAGCAGCAGCCGGGGCCGATGGATGCCATGCTTGCCCAGGCTCAAGCCCAGATTGAAATCGACCGGCAGAAGGCTCTGGCAGACATTGAAACAAAGCGCATCAAGGCTCAGGCTGACATTCAACTCGCACGCGAGAAGGCCGCTGCTGAACTTATGCTAAAGCGGGAGGAGTTTCAGGTAGAGGCTCAACTGAAAGCAGCAAAGGTCGGTGCTGGCATTTCCGCTAACGTGGAGATTCCAGGTTGAACCCGGAACGCGCTGCGAATCTAATGCGGGATGAGGAGTTTGTTGCTGAGTTAAACAAACTCCACGATCTGCAAATCCAGACGATTGTGAACTCGCTAGAGCACGATGTTGACGTTAGGGAAAATGCGTATAGAATGATTAAGGCGCTTTCAGTTATTCGTTCACATTTCCAGAGTATCGCTGATACGAAAGAGATCGAACGCAAACGCTGGAAGATTTTGTAACTTGTAACGGGTGAATATGGACACGACTCCTAACGGAAGTGGACCGCTGAGTGTTGACGGTGCAGCCAACGCGATTCTTGGGCTAATGGGACCAGAGGAAGGTGACGAACCGACTCCCGAGGTTTCACAGGAGCAAGAGACGCAGGTTGAGCAGGAGACGCAGGAAGTTGAGGAAACACCGCGCTACCGGGTGAAAGCCGCAGGTGAGGAACGCGAAGTTTCTTTGGACGACTTGATTAAGTCTTACCAGCTTGGCACTGATTACACGCAGAAAACCCAGGCGCTTGCCGAGCAGCGAAAGGCTATCGAGGCCGAAAAGGCTGCGGTAGAGCAAGCAAAGTCCCTCCGCGATCAGTATGCACAACGGTTAGAACTAATTGAAAAGGTTCTATCGGAGCAGAACAAAACGGAGGATATTGAACACCTGAAAGATACTGACCCTATTGGTTATGCCGTAAAGGTTGCCGAACTTTCTCAACGGGAGAAGCAACTAACTGCCGTTCAAGCCGAACGCTCTCGCCTTGCTCAACAGCAACAAGCGGAGCAACAGCAGCGACTGCAAGAGGTGCTGGCTCAAGAAGCTGAGAAGGTTGCCCAGGCAATTCCTGAGTGGAATAGCGAAAAGGGAGAGGATGTCCGTAAAGACATTCGCACTTACGCGAAAGGTCTAGGCTTCTCGGATCAGGAACTTTCACAAGTCTATGACAGCCGAGCAGTGCTAACGCTCTGGAAGGCCGCGCAGTACGACAAGCTGATCTCTAACAAGCCGGAAGTCACTAAAAAGGTGAGCGAGGCTCCGAAGATGATGAAGCCCGGAACTGCGAAGGTATCGAATCCAGAATCGGATGCGCTGAAAGCTGAACGAAACCGCTTGCGTAAATCTGGCAAGGCTAGGGACGCAGCGACCATCTTTGAACGATTCTTGGCATAGGAGCAATCATGCCCACCTTTACCGCACACACGGCCATTGGCCAGCGCGAAGACCTTATCGATGTCATCTACGACATCAGCCCGACCGAAACCCCGATTATGAGCACTCTGGCTCGCACCAAAGCGACCGCAGTGTTTCACGAGTGGCAATCGGATTCCCTGGCCGCTGCAACGTCGGCTAACGCTGCTGTTGAAGGCGCAGACGCTGTGTCGGCAACCATCAGCCCGACCACTCGTCTCGGCAATTACACGCAGATCGTTCAAAAGACGATTCAAGTGTCCGGCACGCTCGAAACGGTCAACAAGGCCGGTCGGCGCTCGGAGAAGGCTTATCAGTTGTCGAAAGCCGCTGCTGAGTTGAAGCGGGACATGGAAACCATCATCACTGCCAACCAAGGGCGTGACGCTGGTTCATCGTCTGCTGCTCGCAAACTCGGCGCGATTCTGTCGTGGATCAAGACCAACACCTCGAAAGGCACGTCTGGCACTGACCCGACGACCATCGGCGTATCGACCCGTTCTGATGGCGCTACTCGGACTTTCACCGAGCAACTTCTGAAAGATGTTATCGCTGACGTTTTCGACAGTGGTGGCAACCCGACGATGCTTACCGTTGGTTCTGGTCTGAAGCAGAAAGCCAGTTCGTTTGCCGGTATCGCTGCCCAGCGGTATATGGCTCCTGGCGACCAGCCGACGACCATCGTGGGGGCCGCGGATGTCTATATGAGCGATTTTGGTTCAATTTCAATCGTTCCGAATAGATTCCAGCGCACCCGTGACGCACTGTTGCTCGACCCTGAGTACGCAGCCCTTGCGTATTTGCGCCCGTTTGCGACGACCGATCTTGCAAAAGTCGGCGACAGCGAGAAAACGCAGCTTCTGTGCGAATTCACGCTGGAGATGCGGAACGAAGCCGCTCATGGCGGGGTGTTCGATCTTGACCCAGCGCTGTAACTCTTAACGGAGTGGACGCCCCTGCTTTCGAGTGGGGGCGTTTTTATATGCCAAGACTATTCTCAGTAAACGATAACTCAATCACCGTGGCTCATGACACGGATGGTGGAGTGATTTTGGAAATCAGACAGGATGTTTCCCAAATCATCGAAGCAAATAAGAAGCAGTACAACGAGACAACTAACAAGTACGACGACGTAATCACACACGTTGCTCGCTTGCCGCTGACTGTTGTTGACGATCTGAACCGCAAGCGGGTGATGCAAGGGTTCAAGGTCATCGATCAGAAGGCGTTCAAAGCCTTCCTGAACCATCCTGACAACCGATTTTTTAGAACTCATCCGGGGCACATTTGAAAGTCGCTATCTGCGTACCGTGTCGAGATGAAGTGATGGCAGGGTTCTGCTTCGACCTTGCAAGGCTGTGTGCATACGAGGCAAAGCGTGGGGTGAACGACATTCAACTCCTGCAAATGCCTGGGACGCTGATCTTTACCCAGCGCGAGAAACTCGCTGCCGAGGCTCTGGAGTGGGGGGCGGACCAACTGTTATGGATTGACTCTGACCAGCGATTCCCTGCCAACACGCTAGAAGTCCTGCAATCACGGCAGGTTACGATGGTTGGGGTGAATGCTACGACCAGACGCGAGCCTATCCTGCCGACTGCGCTGAACCTAAAGATCGAACGCGAGATGTTGCAAGGTAAACCAACGGGTGAGCCTTATCAGGTTTGGCACAAGGTCGAGAGCCGGGGGAAGAAGGGAATTGAGCAGGTGACAGCAGTAGGGTTTGCGTGTACCCTTGTCAACAAAGAAGTTTTCGAGAAGGTTCCGCGCCCGTGGTTTGATGTCATCTGGACAGATCATGGGAACGTCATCGGAGAGGATGTAACATTCTGCGTCCGGTGCATGGAAAACGATATACCTGTCTGGGTGGATCACGAGTTGTCGATGCACATCGGACACATAGGGGTCAAAACCTTCGGCTGGGATGACGTAAAGCATGGCCCTAACGACCTACAGCGATCTGCAAAGCGCAATCGCAAGCTATCTCGCAAGAAGTGATCTGACCAGTCAGATACCGGATTTCATCCGTCTGGCTGAGATTCGCTTGCGCAGAGAGCTACGCATTCGGCAGATGCTGCGTTCTGTCACCACGACCACGACTGGTGGCGATGACACGGTGCAGCTACCGTCCGACTTCCTGCAAATCCGTGATTTGTATACGGATGGTGAGCCGGTCTACCCGTTGAACTACATGACGCCGAGCCTCTTTACTCGCAACTCCCGCAGTTACGAGTCAGGCAGGCCGGTGGACTACACGATCCTAGCGGATGAGTTTAAGTTCGCCCCGACGCCTGATACCGCATACACGTTGGTGATGCTGTATTACTCCGCTCCTGCGTTCCTGTCTGACACGAACACCACGAACGTCTGGACGGTGAATGCAATGGACTGTCTCCTGTACGCAAGCCTGGGAGAAGCCGAGCCGTATCTTATGAACGACGCTCGATTGCAAGTCTGGGGTGCGCTGTACAACCGTGGCATTGCTGCGCTATCGGAGTCGGATGACAAGGCGGAGTTTTCTGCTAGCCCGTTGGTAATGAGAGTGGCGGCACGATAATGGCACTCGTACTGAAAGACCGGGTAAAAGAGACGACCAGCACGCAGGGGACGGGCACTATCACTCTGTTGGGTGCTGTCCAGGGATACCAAGCGTTTTCGTCTATCGGTAACGGCAACACGACCTATTACTGCATCCAAAGCACTACTGAGTGGGAAGTCGGGATCGGTGTTGTTGGGTCTAACACGCTAACTAGGAACAACGTCTTAGCTAGCAGCAACAACAACAACTTTGTGTCGTTTGGGACTGGTGTTAAGGATGTGTTCTGCACCTACCCTGCTACGAAATCTGTAAGTGTTGACAGTTTGCCTGTTGCAACTGCTTTTAACACTACCGCTCCAAACGATACGGTAAACGTTGCAAGCCTGACCTCTGCTGTAGCCACTGCAAATGGCGACATTGCCATTGTTGCGAAAGGTACTGGAGCAATACTTGCCCAGGTTCCAACTGGGACTATTGCTGGTGGCAACAAACGAGGCACAGGTGCGGTAGATCTACAATCAATCAGAGTTGCAGCCGAAGCTGTTGCGTCTGGGGACTACTCAGTAATTTCTGGCGGCGTCAGTAACAGAGCAACAGGTGTTTATTCTGCTTCGCTAAGTGGCTTTATAAATCAAAGTTCTGGTTCAATTAGCGTTGTTTGTGGTGGAGCAGGTAATGAGACTCCCGGGTTTTATGCTGTTGTTGGCGGTGGTGTTGGCAACATAGCGAGTGGAGATGATTCAGGGGTTGTTGCTGGGCGTAATAATCAATCACAAAACACAGGGTCATTTGTCGGTGGTGGAGATGGCAACACTGCCAGTGGTGATTATTCGACGATTAGCGGTGGACGTAACGGAACCACAAGAGGAATTCAAGGTTTCCACGCATTCCCTGCCTGTAACGCTCCGATTTCTTCGTCTGCTGGCTCAAGCCAAGCCGGAATGCTGGTTCTTGCCAAGCAGACAACAAATGCGACTCCTGCCGTACTGTGCAGCAATTCTTCTGCTGCAAGCGCAACCAATCAATTTGCGATTGCCAACAATTCCGCTGCGATGTTGTTCATTGATCTGGTGGCCTGGGATCAAACAGACTACCTGACGATGAACGGCATTAATACGCTGTTGGTCAGGGGTGCGAATGCTGCCTCTACCGTTTTGAAGTCCCCAGGTTATCTAAACTTTGAGAAAAGTTCTGGCGCTACGACTTGGACGGTTGCATTGGCTGCTGACACTACAAACGGGTGTTTGTCGATTACGGTTACTGGTCAGGCTAGCAAGACGATCCGCTGGGTTGCTCGCATCATGTCAACGGAAGTGACGTTCTGATGTTTGGGTTTTCGACCTTTGCCGATGCTCCGTTCAGTGCTCTTGTTGTAACGGAGGCCGGTGGATGGCAAGACATCAGGGGTGACTCTAATACTTGGCTCACTAAGTCAACCGACTCTAGTTTCCTGGTGAGAGCGTCTAACGGTGTTGACTACCAGTGTTCGCTGACAGTGTTATCAAGTTCTGCTGTTGGGTACGTTGTAAGTCTGGAAATTCTGGACAGTAGTGGGACAGGCTTTATCTGTTCTAGCAATTTGTGGCAAGATTCATCAACTTCGTCTAATGTGTGGGTGTAGACATGGCTGCTCCATTTTCAACGACTCCTGATAGCTGCGCTGTTAACTGCATTGCTATCACCCCAGCCGACTCTGATCTGGTTGCGCCCGTTCGTGCGCTCTACATTGGCGGGTCGGGTAACGTGCGGATCAACGATACCGGCGGTGGGTCTGTGATCTTCTACAACGTCCCTGCTGGAACGATTCTGCCGGTGATGGCTAGACGGGTCTGGTTGACTAGCACGACTGCCAGCAACATCGTCGGACTGCTGTAATGTTGCTCGGGCTTAACATAAAGCTACCCAACCGTAGATCGAGGGGTGGGTATGTGCCTGTTCCTGGCAATATGTTTATCGTCAAGGACAGTGCTGCGACAGAGTATATTGTCCGTCTTGCTGTTCGAGATGGTTCAGGAGTTGATTACACTGTCCCGGTATCTGCTAAGACAAGTGACGGTACTGAGTATTATGTTCCAGCGTATGACCCGAGCTTGTACTTGGATTATACGTCTACGTTTGAAAGTGTTCCTGGTAAGCAACCGGGCTACTATCTTGTAGATGATGTTTCTGGGAATCTCACCCAGACAACATTCTCTAGCCTTATCACCTTCAGCCGAGCATCCAACGCCACCAGATACAGCCCAACAGGGCAACTGGAATATGCCCCGCATAATCTGCTGTTGCAGAGTCAGGATTTTTCTACAACTTGGACTAATGGCAACACAACAGAAACCACAAACACCGCAGTTGCGCCAGACGGAACAACAACAGCGGATACGCTTGATGATGGGACAAGCACCGCAACGCATGACATTGCTCAAAATGTATCGATTACATCTGGAACAACTTATACATTATCGGCGTTTTTTAAGAATATTGATCGTCAATATGTAATTTTGGCTTGTTCGACTGGAACCAATAGTTGGGCAAGTGCTAAGTTTGATTTAGTTGCTGGCGCTGTTGGTGCTACAAGTTCATCAGGGGCTGGTTGGTCAACAACCTCATCGAGCATTACTAATGTCGGTAATAGTTGGTACCGCTGCACGATTACATTTGTACCGGGGACTACATCAGCAACAGGTGCCAATCGTATAGGTATGGCGACTGACAGCACGACGTTTACTGCTGGTCTACGAGGGCTTGAGTCCTATACCGGCACTAATAAACAGATTTACATCTGGGGCGCTCAGTTAGCAGTTGGCCCCAACCCTCTCGACTACACTCCCACCACCACCGCAGTGGTGTACGGCCCTCGGTTCGACTACAACCCTTCCACACTGGTGGCACAGGGGCTGTTGATAGAGGAGCAGCGGACGAATAGTCTGACGTACAGCGAGCAGTTTGATAATGCGGCGTGG